CTGGGGGATGGTGTGCATTTGCCAGGTTGTGGCAGAAATGTGGTTAGCACCCACATGGATTACCCCCCAGCTCGTAGTCCAGACCCCTTGACTGCATGTGCGAGCTGCGGATCCACCCTGTGAAGGGCATCTTACACAGGGGGGCGTCAACCACCAGCGATGGTCGTCCCCACTTCTGCTCGTTGACCGAGAACGGTCTCGTTGGTCAGTGACCACTGCGCACACCCGGCGCTTTATAAAATGGGCTTCACGAAACAGATACACCACACACATACCGCACAACAGCTGAGCGTTGCAACCCCAGGGAAGCACGCGTTTAAGCATACCGCAGCAGTTGGTTTGGGTCTCGGTCGACCTGCGTACAACCGTCAGTACGTGGGTCTGGTCCGGGACACACTGGATCCAGGAGCAGTTGCAGACCAGCAGGGCGGAGGACAGCAAGTACCACTACAGGGACTTGCCGCAGCACTCGCCCTCTACGACCTCTACTTGCAGGCCCAGTACACCGGCAAACAGCCGCGATCAGTGAGAGATGGAGTGGATAAGTCGTCTGCTCGGCGCCACAGTGGGAGTCAATCCCACCTATGTCGCCGCGGCATGGGACGGCTCAGAGTTTGGTGAGGGCAGCGCGTTTGACGCTCGGACCAAGACGCGGGTCCCAGTGGAGATCGAGGATGAGGAACCACAGTTGCCAAGTGTGGTGGTGACCCGTCAGGCCGTGTCCCTGCGGCAGCGGATCGCTATGCGCATGGCCGCCAGCCCAGCTGGTAAGGCAGTACGTGTGGTGGCCCGGCTGTTGTATGGAACTGGTCGGGAGCGGGTCATCACTAATGAACACGAGCAAGCGGCTGGATTGGCCTACGAAGCATTTGCTGTTGGAGCGGACAACGAGGATGGTGTGGTCATTGCCACACTTGTGCAGCGGCGGCAGTACGTTGGGCGGGTTGCGCGGGAAGTTAAGGCCACGAATGGCTTTGGTACCCCGAAGTATACCGAGGCTAACGTACTGGTAGTGCAGCGCAAGGTGGCGGATGTTATGGAGAAGCATGGTGTGAGGAAAAGTCACATCGCGCGGCTCATGCCACTTGCTGTTATCCTTGTGTTCACCCCATTGCCTGAGGAGATTGAGGCACAGCAGATGTGGGCTAGTGCCAGGCTGGCCACTGCAAGGGAGGACAACGCGACGTGGGCTCGGATTGAGGGTGGGGTGTTCGAATGGGCACCCTGCCCGGCGCGCGCATAGGCCAGCCCGGTGGCCATCACCGGGGTTGATACGCAGGTGACCCGAGACGGGCCGTATCAGCCGCGGATGACGGTGGTGGCTACGGGCGGCCCGCCCAAGACTCGGCGTGTCTATAAAACGCCGCATGTGGGCCCAGATTCCGCTATGGGCATCCACAACAACAGTCTCCGCAACCTTCGGCGCGGATTGCTGGAGCGAGTGTTCTTTGTGGAGTTGGACGGAACTCTGCAGCCACCGCCTCAGCCGCTGCGAGATGTGTTTGCTGCACGTGCAGGAGATGTGCGTAAGCGCCTACTTAAAGTGTTGCCGAAGCTCACCCCGTGGAGTGCAGAGCAGTTTTGCGCTACCTACGTGGGTCGGCGTCGTGCTACATACGAGGCTACCGCACGCGAGCTGACGACAAGGCTCATTTCCAGGCAGGATGGGTACCTGCGCACGTTTGTTAAGGCCGAGAAGGTTGATTTTACCGTGAAAGGGGACCCCGCCCCTCGGGTGATTCAGCCACGCGCTCCGGCCTACATATTGGAGACTGGCCGCTACTTGAAGCAGATGGAGCACCCTGTTTTCCGGGGCCTGGCGGATGTCTGGGGGCATCGTCGGGACGGCGGCAAGGTGGTTATGAAGGGTCTATCCCCATACGGGGTCGCGGAGCAGTTACAGGGGAAGTGGCTGGCACGTACGCGTCCAGTCGCTGTTGGGCTCGATGCATCACGGTTTGATCAGCACGTGAGTGCTCAGGCCCTGATGTTCGAGCACAGCATTTACCTTAATTGCTTTGTGGGTGAAGATCGCGCTTATCTGAAGCAGCTACTGGAGTGGCAGGTGTCTAACAAAGGCGTCGGCCGCGCCAGCGATGGGTATGTCAAGTACACCGTCGATGGTTGCAGAGGTAGCGGTGATATCAACACCAGCCTGGGAAACTGCCTCTTGATGTGTGTTTTGGTCAAGGCATTCTGTGAGTCCGTTGGGCTCACTAGGGTTGACTTGGCCAATAACGGTGATGACTGCGTGTTGTTCATGGAGGAGGAGGATCTGCATCGGTTGACAACTCTCAAGGCTTGGTTCCGTGATATGGGCTTCACTATGAAAGTGGAGGAGCCTGTTCGCGAGTTCGAGCGTATTGAGTTCTGTCAGGGCCACCCAGTGTGGACCCCCGAGGGCTGGTTGATGGTGCGTAACCTCAAAACGGCCCTCTCTAAGGATGCCATCACGATCCTCGACATGCGCTACCATGCGAAGCGCGTGTGGCACGCAGTTGGCACATGCGGGTTGAGTATAGCTGGTGGGGTGCCCGTGTTCGACCGGTTTTACAAGTGCTTCCAGCGAGCTGGAAGTGCACGTGGACTGGAGGTTGAGCAGGATGCGTGGTACAACAGCTCAGGATTCTTCCGCATGAGCCGTGGCATGAACCGTAGTGATTGCCATATTCACCCCCTGACGCGATACAGCTTTTGGAGGGCGTTCGGGGTAACGCCAGACGAGCAGATCGCGTTGGAGACATATTATGACATGCTGACGCTGGTAGCAGGGGCACGAAGTGAGACACAAGAGCTCTCTTCCGTGTATCCAAAGCTATTGTAGCTGCAACCCCAGGGTTGAGCACACACAATGGTGGCTAAAAATAAGAGTAACAAGAAGCAGTCTATGCCCCCCAAGAGCAAGCAGAAGGGGAAGACCAGTAAGCCCAAGGTATACACTAACCTTGATGCAGCTGCAAAGAAGTGGCTAGCCGTGCTGCGTGACCCGTGTGGTGCCCCCATGACAGGGCCATGTTACGCGGGCACAGGCGAGGGCTATTTGACACGTACCAAGGACGTCGTGTCTATCCACCCCGATGCAGTTGATGGAGTTATTGAGTTCTCACCCACAGCTACAGTTCTTGATCTTGCCAGGTTCGGGTACTCCACTACCGTAAGTGGATCCCTGGGTGTGGCCACACAGTACGGTGTGGCCGCATTCTTGAGGAATGGGACGGTGGGTCGATTTAGGCCAGTTGCAGCATGTGTCAAGGTCTTGTACATTGGCACTGAGCTCAACAGAAGTGGTATGGTCGGCCTTAACCTATCAGCGGGACAAACCTTCGCTACTGGTGAAGCCATTTCGCTTAGCGCCCCAGCATTGATGGTAAACTGCGGACTTACGAGTCGTTTGGTCGACGGCGTGCCTATGGAAGTTAAATGGGCTCCGTCGACAGATGATGGCAGATTCATTTCTGCCACCGGGGAGGAACCCGACGTTGTGTCGTATGGAGGTAACTCCATTACGATTGTATACACCGGTGTGCCTCCAGGTTCGCTGCGTCTGGAGTTTACTGCTGTCTGGGAGTGGCAACCATCGGAGGAAGTGAACACAGGCCTAGTGTCTGTGGCCCGTGGCCCTGTTACCCGTAATCACATGAACGAGATTCTGCTTGGACTTGGCGATTTGGCAACGTTCGCCTATGGCCAAGCAGTGTCCCGAGCACCCCAGCTAGCACAGCTGGCGATCACAGCTTTTTAGCTCACACCGGACCCACGTTAGTGGGTAGGTATAAATGAACAGTGCAGTTCAGAAAGCCCGCACAGCGGTTGACAAAACAGTATAAAACAAAACAAAAGAAAATACAAGATGAGGTCTGGTTTGTGTGTGTGCGACGTCCTGATGTCCCCGTGCCAGAGGGCTGGACGGGC